GGTGTAAGGGTTGATAAAAGTACAAATCCTTTATGGCTACAGGTAGAACAAAAACAGCAATTCTTAGAAAAAGTTGGCCTGTTTTTGACTGATGCAAAATTTAATGATGTTGGGCAACCTGGTGCTATTACTCGGGTTGATGATATCATGAACCCTAAAATGCCTGTAGAAGTTGTACGACAATTCTGTATCTATGCTAGGACAATACTCAGTATCTACCAAAGGCCTATTAATACTAAGGAGGCTCCGATAATTTTAGGTTTCCTAAAAATGGCATTTACAGGCAACATCGGATACACAGACAAAGAAGTAGATAGCCTAGCTTATTTGTGTTATAACTTGTTTGATGCCAATTTTGACAGCGACGGACCGTTTTGGTCACAGCTAGAGACGTCTTATATTAATTGGTGGGAGCATTTTTACTCTAATGTAGATGCGAGTCTGCGCCCAGAACGTCCACGTATGAACAAGGACTGGATCCAAGGTGGTACATTCTTTTGGCACCAACTCAAGAAGTCTTGGAAGGATGAAGCCGGTAATCCGATGCCTATGCCCAGGTTAAATATCAATACACAATTTATTCCTAGTCAACAGGATTTATTCTAAAATGTCTATCGAAATCCTTGAAGAAAAAGTAAAAGGATTCGTACATCCCGACTACGGTCGGGTTGTACGTGACGGTGCTGCTTACGTTGCCACCGAACGTTTTGTTCGACGTGGTTTAAAATTATGTCTTATGTTGTATAGCAAGATAGAAAGACTAGATCAAACTGCTAGGTTGCTCCGAGATGCTATTGATTTCCTACTACGTAGATATCATGGATATTCGGTACAAGGGCGTATCAAAGCCCACTATAGGGATAGATCCATTAAAGCCAATGACAAGGTGGATTTTGAACATGTAATACCTGCTAGTGTCTTAACCGCTCTACTGCTACAAGGAAGAATTAGTGTAGATTTAGCTATGAATCCTCCAACCTGTCTAGTAAAAAAACGTGATCATAGAACACTACAGAAACAAGGTTATGGAAATCGTACTCCAGATGTATGGTGGTTTTGGCGTAGATACGATATTTTAGGAATTGAGCTAGAAACACATAATGGTGTCTCTGTAGATCCCAAAACTTGGAATTTAGGTACTCACGTTACTTTTTTTAAAATTTAGGAGTATATAATGCCTTACACGACTGTAGAAGTCGAAATAGATTTAGATGACTTTACTACCGAAGATCTTATAGAAGAACTAAAACATCGTAATGCTTATGAGCAAGAACTGCCTGGCGAGTTCATTAAACAACTAGCACATATACATCACGCTAGATTATGTGGACAGCCCTGGGAAGACGACCTAGATCGCTTCCTCAAGGATGTTTTAGGTCGTGCTATTTAGTTTTCACCGTATAGTTTTAATACCTCTGCCACAACTGGGTGACGCTGTACATCGCGTCGCCCAAAATCCACACTCGCAATAGTATTACTAAATTGCAATCTAGCGAGAAAATCCTTTAGACCGTTATCGTTTGTGAATTTTCTGTCGACTTGATTTAAGTCACCAGTAACTATCATTCTAGAGCCTTCGGCTAGTCGCGTAAGTACCATTTTCATTTGGTTAACAGTAGAATTTTGAGCTTCGTCAAAAATTATAAAACTGTTTTTAAAGTTGCGACCTCTCATGTACGCTAGTGGAGAAATCTCAATAATCTGTTCGTCTAGCATACGTACCACATCCCTAGGATGATAATATTCATTAAAAACGTCGATGATAGGCCTTACCCACGGCGCCATTTTTGAATTTAGATCTCCTGGTAAAAATCCGTGCTGTTCATCATCTACTCCCACCGCGGGCCTAGTGATTATCACACGTTTAATTCCTCCCTCTCTTAAAGTTTTTATAGCAGCTAATACAGCCAGCATAGTTTTACCTGTGCCCGCAGGACCGGTGGCAAATACTATTTTTTTCGTATTGTCAGTTAGATTTACTATGTACTCCTCTTGTTTTACCGTTTTTGGCAGTAATACTACTGCTTTACTGCGTGGTTGACCATAATCATTAATACCTATAACTTTGGCCGTATCGGCTTCATGCCCTCGGCTGTTTTGGGCTCGACGTTTTGCTGACAAATTAAAATCTCCTTTAAGTATATTAATTTTAATCACCTTTAATGTGCATTGCACATCAATATATCAATATTTAAATACCACCTTGTTATTATTCAATGTATGCATATAAAAATTTTATAAGAGATAAGTATTTTTCTAGGCTGAACACTCTATATCAAATTATTAAAATCCAAAGGTAGAATAAATAATTACATGTTAAATGTAAAAGAAATACTAAACAACATTAAAAACATCTATTCTACTGAAAATGTATTAGAAACTCTAATGGATTTTGAACGTGTATTAGATGAATTGGACACCTTTGTTTTTAAGAATTGGAGTAAGGGCGAACTTGTAGAAGGTCCAGTTTACGAAAAATATTTCGTTACCTGTACTTTTATGTGGCCAAAAAAGATGATGCCGGACCCAAGAGGGGCAGAGCGGTTACTTGATTACAAATGCCAAGTTGAATACATAAAGAGCTATCTAGAATACCCTGTAGCTGTTAAAGATCAGAGTGACTTTAAGGATGGCACTAAGATGCCAAAAATGGCCAAAAAACCAGTTTGGTTAGTAAAAATAGTTATGCCTAAAATGCTCATGCACGAAATTGAGCGAGGTAGTATTAGTTTAGAATCTGACACTATTGATCTTGAAGATCTTCAACAGAGTTATGAAACTGGTCTAGATAATGATGTATTAGATCAGGGACAACAGTCTCCGCAAGATCAGCAACAAGCGGCTCAGGGCATGCCTATGCCGCAACAAGGACAACCAAATGCACAATTACCGCCAGTTTAACGAAGGCCTTGAGCATGGTGATCTAGCTAGATTAGTTTCTAAAAGGATCACTGTAGATGAATATAAGAGTAAAATCGGTGATGACGAAGAAATTATTGTAATTACTTTTACCGTTGACGGCAAGAATCCTGCACAAGATTTAGTTAATTTCTTAGAAAAAAGTTATGATTGGATAATTGATGCAGATAGTAGCTCTGGCGAATTAGATACAGGTGAATATCTTGTGTTTGTTGAAGCCGATAGACAACCTAGTATCGTTTCAAACATTCTTACCATGTTAGACGATTTAACAAATCTTACTGCTATAGAACAACAAGATTGGCAAATCGTTTATAGTAAACCACACGCAGTCGGCACAGCAGATGCAGAATCTTTAAACAGCATAATTCCTACCACAATAGCTAAGTACAGATCTGTACGACGTGATTTACAATTGGACATAGATAGGCTCAAGTCTAAAGCTGGTATAGAGATTACTTCTAAAGCACCTGTAAATGATTACACAGAAAGTTTGAGACGAGCCGCTGGTATACATTAAAATAGGAGTTAGATATGTGGCAACTGTTATATATGTTTGAATTCATACCGGACATGATCTGGCATATTGTACTGATTATCAGTGCTTTAATGTTATTCATTACAGCATTCTTTAGTTTTGTACCTTACAGACTACCACTAGGTATTTTGAGTGGGTTTATCTTATCACTTACTCTATGGATAGAGGGTGGTATTGCTAATGAAGCTAAATGGCAAGCCGAAATTGATAAAATGAAAGTTGCTTTAGCTGAAGCAGAAAAGAATGCCACACAAAAGAATGTCGAGATACAAGAAAAAATTGTGTACAAAGATAAGATAATTAAGGAAAAAGGTGCAGCACAAATTCAATACATTGACCGTATCGTGCAAGGTGACGCTGTCAAAGAAACCATTGTCAAAGACATGACTCCAGAGCAAAGAGCCGAATATGAGAAAAAGATTGTGGAATTACAGAATTCAATTAAAAATTGCCCGGTTCCAAAAATCGTAGTCGAAGAACATAACAAGGCGGCTATTAAAACAATAAATGACGCAGCTCGGGGAGAAAAGAAATGAGATCGCTACTTATTGTTCTTACCGCAGCAACCATAGCCGGATGTGGATTTAGTAAACCTGTGCTTATGATGCCGGAATTTCCTCGGCCAATAAAGGAGTTAACTGAAAAATGCAACGAACTCAAGTTAATTGAGGGAGATAATGTGGCTATTACCGAAATGCTGAAAACCATAGTTCATAATTACACATTGTATCATCAGTGTAGCCTTAAAGTAGATGGATGGAATGATTGGTATGTTGAACAAAAGAAAATTTACGACAATGTCAAAAGCAAAGGTGCTAAATGAGTAATTTTATTTTAACCAAAGAACAGCTGGCCCAATTGATTCCAGGTAATCCCTATGTGGATTATTGGCACTCGGCCATGGAACGCTGTTTGCCAGACTATGATATCAACACACCACGGCGTGTGGCAGCATTTATGGCACAGTGCGGTCATGAGTCTGGTAACTTTAAGTTTCTCAAAGAAAACCTAAAGTATCGTGCTGCTAGCCTAACCAAAGTTTGGCCCAAGTATTTTCCCAACATGAACATTGCCAATCAGTACGCAGGAAATGAAGAAAAGATTGCCAATCGTGCTTATGCTAATCGTATGGGCAATGGCCCAGAAGAGTCTGGCGATGGCTGGAGGTTTTGTGGACGTGGACTCATTCAGTTAACCGGACGCAACAACTATCAAAACTTTGCAGACAGTATTGAAACCGACATCAATGACATTCCTGCCTATCTAGCCACATTTGAAGGTGCAGTACAATCAGCCTGCTGGTTCTGGGAAACAAATAAACTTAACCAATGGGCCGACAAAGGCGATATGCTGACATTGACCAAGCGTATTAACGGTGGTACATTGGGTCTAGATGATCGTATCAAACACTATCAACATGCTTTGCATGTGATGGGTCTATAAGGAGACTAGCATGGCCAAGGCCAAGAAAGAAAAACAACCAGATAAATAAGTTGTAGTTCGCGGGCGGCAACCCCAACTACTCTATGATTGTAAAGGAATCACAGCATGACAAATATTTATTCTATTCCCACAACTCCATACACATATCTAATTTGTTGGTCTGCCTTAGATATAAAATATTATGGTGTCCGCTATGCAACAGGATGCCACCCCAATGATCTTTGGCAAACATATTTTACTAGTAGTAGACATGTACTCGAGTTTGTACAAAAGCATGGCGCTCCTGATATTATTGAAATAAGAAAAACATTTAATAATTGCACTCAAGCTCGTTTATGGGAAACTCGAGTATTAAAAAGACTTAAAGTAATCAAAAGGGATGATTATCTAAATAAAAGCGATAATGTTGCTATTGCACCACAATTTGGTGATAATAATTCTTCCCGTAGGCCCGAGGTAAAATATAAAATACAACAAAAAATTCTTCAGTGGCATGAAACTAACCCTAACCCTAACCTTGGAAAATTATGGAGTGCAGAAAGAAAACAGAAGCGAAGCGAAGAAAGAAAAATGGAGAAGAATCCATTCTATGGGCATAAGCATACTAAAGAAAATTTAAGATTATTTTCGGAAAATCAACAAGGATCAAAAAATTCGTTCCATGGCCACCAACATTCTCAAGAATGTAAAAGCAATTGGTCCAGAAAGCGAAAAGGGATTCCTAAACCAAAAATATGCTGCATTAACTGTCGAAAAGAGGTAGGCATAAATGTGTTTCCGAGATGGCATGGTGATAATTGCAAAAACCGCTAAATATATGATAACCTGATAAAAGGAGCACACATGCCATCAGCTGATGAAATTTCAACTATGTCTGAAAGCGAAAAGAAAAAAGAAGATTGGATGCAATCTAAGTGGAGACCCGCAATGGGGTATATGTACATGATTGTTTGCGTATTTGATTTTATTGTGTTTCCCATAATGTTTACTATTGTACAGTTTTGGGAAACGCAAGCAGCCAATGACGCATTTCGCCAATGGCAACCACTTACTCTAGTTGGGGCAGGCTTGTTCCATATGGCCATGGGTGCTGTACTAGGCTTGACTGCATGGGGTCGTACACAAGAGAAACTAAATGGTGCAAACAATGGCGGCATTCAACCAGTTAGCCAAAGCGTAACAACTACTTTTAGCACACCAGGAGCAGCTGGTGGGTTTGGAGCAGCGGCAGAAAATTTCTCAAACGCCCCGGCGTATAATTTCGGTGCCAGCGCCGGCGGCTTTGGGGCACCAACCCAGGGCGGATTTGGACAAGTGGTAACTGGGTTTGGTGGCAAGCCAGCCCCAGTAGAACCACCAAGAGAATGGATTTAAGGAGACAAAATGAAACTATCCACAGTTCTAGTATCAATGTTATTAGCGGTAGGCCTAACAGCTTGCAGCAAACCAGAAGAGAAAAAAGCTGATGCTACATTAGCAGCACCTGCTTTGATAGCGCCTGCTGAAGCTAAACCAGCCGAAGCTGCTAAACCAGCAGACACTTCAGCACTGAGCAAGACTGAAAGTAAAGAAAAAGACAATCATTCTGCTGGACAAGGCGTAATGAAAGAAGTATGTCATGACAAAGTCAAAGACGGTAAGCCTGTGATGGGCAAAGATGGTAAGCCAGAACAAGAGTGCAAGACTATCAAGGTACGTCAGAAGTTAGAAGCCACGGAGATTTCTCCAGCTAAGAAATAAATTGTTGACTTAAATGACAAGGTATAGTATTATTAATACTGTACCTTTTCTTTAAGCTATATAAACATATGAAAGATTACTTTAAAATATTAGGAATAGATCCTAGCTCAAACGAAGATCAAATTCGTATGGCTTACAAAAAATTAGCTATGCAACATCACCCAGATCGCGGGGGTGACCAATCAAAATTTCAAGATATTCAAGAAGCATATAGTGTGCTATCTGATCATCACAAGCGAGCAGAATGGGAGCATCATCGCAATTTTCAAAATGCTGGAGGTTTTAACTTTAGTTTTAATTTCAATAACGGAGACATACATGATATTTTTAGACAATTTCATGGTGGGTTCCCTGGTGGATTTAGACAGCAACAAAGAAA